ACAAAGATTTGATAATGTAGTTGCTGGCAATATAAGGTTTTTTGCATCAACTAATTTTGTACATTGTGTAAATATTTTAGAGAACTGATACATCTTAGTAATAGTTGTCTGGCCAGCAAATTCGTCACCAAATTCCAACGACATTACATTACCATATACTTTGAAATTACCAGTTGCACTAAACCTACCTGGACCATTTGCACATACAAGGTCATTTCCTTTCCACCATACCTTTTCTCCTTTATTGATAGTTACTTCATTTCCATTTGTCCAGTTAATTCCTTCATCGGTTGTGTAACTCAAGACATTGTCATTATTAGCTACAAATTTGATAGTATTGTTGTCAGCTAATGATTCGATAGTAAAGTATTCCTTTGAATAGTCAGCTCCACCTACAACAACATTACCTTGGCCTACAATTGAGTGACCATTTACAGTCCTGATATTCTTACCTGATACAAGGACATCTTGCTTGCCCTCAACATCAGTACTCAATGCTCTGATATCTCTTGTATTCTTAGCAATGTTAGTCTTGTTTGTTGCAATGTCATCGGTATTGATAGCTACATTATTGTCAATGTCATCAATTTGTGTAGTATGGTCATTCAATGTACCTTCTGCATCACTTAGACGTTCAGAAATTGGGTCAACTATACTATCAACTGCTTCTTTGTCATAGTAGTCCTCAAGTTTAGTGTCCATTTCCTCTTTTGTATATGCATCGACTGTATTACCCCATCCAATACGTGCTTTGATATCGATAACATCTACGTTTTCAGCTGGCTTGTAACCAGATGTGTTTGATACTACTAAGAAACCTTCTCTTGGTAGTGCTTCAAACCTAAAGTGTTTGTTTTCTTCGTCAAATGCTTCAACTACAATACCATAGCTAGTCTGAGGAGCTAAGAATCTGTATTGTACTTGACATTTTATAAATGATCCACTGGTTGTGAAATCCAATGGTATAGTTGTGTTGTTATTTGAACAAGTCAAATAAACTTCTAAATCCGTGACCTGAGACAAATCGAGGTCAATGTAATCATCAGTCTGAGCATCATAACGTTTGACGCTAATGTTCAATGAAAAATCATTCCCGTATACTATTACAGGACGGTTACTTTTATTCATATGTTTTTTACTTTGATATATTTAGAAAAAAAGAGAGTTGATTATAAGTGACAATATAACCAACCCCCTACCATTTTTAATCAAATTGAAAGAAAAGCTTATATTTAGCCTGGTTTAGTTTCCATTGATTTCGGTCAATGTACCAGTTCCAGTAAATGTAGCTGTCATAGTGGCATTTTCACCAGCTTGTGCAGTTACTTGAAGGTCTTTTATGTATGCCAAGCCTTGTTCACCAAAACCAGATGTTGTCCATTCTGTTGCATCATCTACATCAACGATTGATTCTTGTGTAGTATCTTGAGAATAGTTAGAAGCACCAAAGTATACAGTTACTTGCTTCATTTGCTTGAATGCATCATTGATCATCTTATATCCAGCAACAGAATATAGGTTGTCTGTTGTCATAGTCCAAGTATAGTTCTGTGGTATTACAGCTGCTACATCGCCAAAATCTTTACAAGTAATATCTTGTGTATTTAGTTGTTTTTGGAATGTGTGTGATGTGGCAAAAGCAATTGGCTTCAAAGCGCCTTCTACTTGTAAGAATACCATTATCTTTGAACCTTTGATTATGTCTTTAGATTCTCTAAGTTTTGCCATATTATATCTAGATATTTTTTTGTTTGTGTTTATCAAATAACAGTTGTGTTAAATTGTAATGTTTGAAGATATGCATCACTTACAAACGATTCATTTGCATATTCCAGATGTATTTCTTCTATTTGTATTTCGTCATTAATGATTGTTTTCAATTCTAATATATCCCTTATTACATTTGCTATTTCAACTGAACGTTCATAATTGTTATCGTATATGTAGAATGTAAATGATACTCTATTGTCAAAACCACCGGCAACTGGTTTAGTATAGTTGGGTGTGATAGATGAACGTTGGAATATGACAAATGGATATGGTATGTCACTATTTTGTGCCAAAGCAATGATATTGTTTGTGTCCATCAATTCGTTTAGTTCATCTGATTCTGTCAATAATGGTAATATGTATTGCATTATCCTTATTGAATTATCCATCTTACTATAGTCCATTTGTTATAATGTCATTTAATCTTTTTGTTATGATTCGTTCCATTGCATCCATACATTCCTGTTCAGCTGAAGCAATACCTGGTCTGAAATAGTTCTTACCTGTAAGCTTACCAACATAACGTTTAGGATGGTTAGTCATTCTTGGTCTTGAATCATGATCATACATCTTTGCGAGGTAGCCAGCTGTATGTGGTAATGATCCGGCAACTGATACTGTAACAATGTCTCCTTTTCGTTTTGATTGCTTTACACCTTCAGATATAGGTGTAGTTTGTGTAATGTAGGGTTTCTTTGTACCAGGACGTTTTGGTACTTTTACAGTAAATGGCCTTCCTGATGCTGGCCATCTTTGTATCATTGATTCAACTACTCCACGTCTTAAGATGTAAGCACCAGTATTCAAGGCTTTAGTCTCTATATCTGGAAATTGTGTTATCAAGTCATCAAATGTAATGTCCATTGATTCTAATGCTTTGTCAAATGATAAATGTGTTCTCATACTATGTCGTAGTTGTCTATTTCTATGTCTTCATCCATTATCTTTGTAGTACGGATGAATATGTTGTTATATTCTCTATTTCTGTCGATTGATAAGATACGCCATTTTTCATTGTTCCATACTATTATGTCAGTATCAATTACAGGAACATAATGACGTACAATGAATTCACGGTCAACTGTATAGAAAAGCTCATCATTTTGTTCACCTCTAGTTCCAGATGAATAGTTGACTCTAGCTCTTGTTGAATATTTGCATACCCATTTACGATTAGTATTACCGTAAGGTGAACGAGTAATTTCTAATTCATAGATATATATTCTATCTTTTAGTTGTCCTGAATCCATTATATTGTTGTGTATTTTTAGCCTATGTTGTATGTCTTATAAGGTTGGCATAGTACATAGAATGCATTTGGTATATCCTTGTCTGATGAACCTCTTTGATCATATAGAAAATCAACTATCATTAGCATTGCCATCTTAAGTGTTGAAGGTAATTCACCTCTACTGGCTTCACATATTGATGACAATTTGAAATCAGTATGTTCATCTACTAATCTTTCAGCTGTATTGCCTAATGATTTAAGATATTCATCATCTTCTATAAAATCGTCATCTATAACTAATTGATGCTTTATGTCTTCAAGGCTAAGATATGTCATTTTCTTTTTCTGTATTTTTTTCTAAGTCTTGTAGTTTCTCTTTTACAGTTGACTGGAACCTTACTAATTCGTTGTGAAAGTAGCTACTTATACCGAGGATGGCTAAGGCTTCAGATCCGAACAGTCCCATGGTCCCGATAACTGATGTTGGTACTTCATGCAACCATAGAAATGATAAAAATCCCATTACCACTGAACTGATTATTAGTGATGAAGCAAGTGATAACTTTACTTTATCATTGATACCTAAATCATGCCAGGTTCTGTTATCATATGTTGCATTCTTGATCATTTTGGATTGTAAAATAATTTTATATAAAGGAATGGTAAAAATATTTTACCATTCCCTAAATATATGTTTATTCAGTTGTATAGTTACCGTATGCAAATGCAATGTTACGAGCAGTCTTAAAGTCAAAGTATGCGTTGATTACAAGACGTACACAACCTTTTGTTGCTTGTGTGTATGGGTCAACAGTAATTTCGATATTACCCCAAGAACCGATAATCAAATTGCTAAAGTTACCATATATGAACTTATTTTCAGCAACGTTAGTAGTAACATATGTAGGTACACCATCCATCTCACCAGCTTCATAGACAAAACCTGAGTTGTTAGTCCCCTTGATCATTGAACGGAATCCAGCCTTTGCCTTAGGATTCATGACGTACTTCATTTCACCATAGACGTTATTGCTTTCAACTTCAGCTTCAAGATCACATACACCTTTGAAGTCAGTTACATCAGTTGGAGTAACATTATAGAACAACCCGCTGGGTTGTTCAGTTGTACCAGCTGCATTACCAAACAATGTTGCTTCAAGTTTAGCATTCAATGCATTGACAAGATCTCTACGAATTGCTGCTTCAACTCCAATAGTATCTTCTGCGATAAGCTGCTTTGAGATGTCAATATAAGAAGAAAGACGTTTTGGAGATAACTTGACAGTTGTAAATGTATTGCCAGTTTCATCAGCATCAGCTGTCTCACCTTCCCATTTTACAGTTGAACCACTCATTATAGGAATTTGTACATCACCCATAGGAAGTCCTGAATACCAACGAGCACCAAGTTGTGTAAGTACTGAATTTGCGTATAATGGTTCAAGTATACCTTCAATTTCTGTTTCAACTACTGAATCATGTACACCATTTTCACCAGTTACTTGGACTGCACGAGTTTCAGCATTGACAATAAGTGTCTTTTCGTTATTGTCTATTGCATTTCTGATTTCTTTTACTAAAGATAATTTCTTAGTCATTTTTTTATTATCAAATATATTTGAGTTTCTGTTTTCTTTGCTTTCATTTAGCTTTTCTGCTTTTCTTTGTTCTGCTTCATCAATTGCAGCAATCTGATTCTTATAGTCTGTTACTTGAGCTCTGATGTCTGCAAGTTCAGTATTTTCATTATCATTGAGTTCCCTTGTTTCTTCTTTTGCAGAATTGATAATTTCATTTGCTCTTTCATTCAATTCTGTTATCTTTTCTTTGATTTCTAATATTGTCATATTTTGCATAATTGGTTTATTTCATCTTGAGTAGATTCAAGTTTAGCAAGTATTTGTGCTTTCTTTTCTTCCTCTTGTTGCTTGAATTCCTCTAATGAACGCAATGCAACTTCTGTAGAAGAATAAGCAGGAGCAACATCTAAAATTGAACATTCAACCAACTTATCAATAGATAATATTGTCCTGGTATATGTACCATCTAAGTTTTGTTCCCAGTTGTCTTCTCCAACATAGAATCCAAATGATACTGCATCGATTTCGTTTCGTTTCAGTCCTTCATATACCATTTTACCAAAAGCTGTATCAGGTAATTGACATTCAAAATGCAAGCCATCATCTTCAATTGAAAGTTGTAATGTACCTACTCCATATTTTGAACGACCTAATGAACCAAATGATGGGTCATGGTCATATAACAGACGAACATCGTTATTCAATATTAGTTGGTCATTTACAGCAGATGGTGATATGATTTCATAAAAGTCACCAAGCAATGCAGAACGACTATTGGTTGGGATTGCTAGACCTGATATTACCTTGTCTTCTGATATAGTTGATGTAAGTTCAAATGATCTATATTCAATTTTGTTCGTTTTCATCATCATCTTTCTTTTTTGTATTTGTCTTGTTGTCCTCAATCTTAGTATAAGCAATGATCAAATCATCTCCACCTTCTACTGCAGGCAATCCAAGTTCGGCTCTTGCCTCATTTTGCGTCATAATACCGCGTGATACTAAGTTGGTTACAGTATTTGCTTGTTTTTCTTTGTCAATTGAAATGATAAAGTTTTCATCTAAGTCAATCCTTATACTGTTTTTCTTACTGGGCATTATAAGCTTCTTGTTAAGTTCCTCCTCTATCATGATCAAATATGGTTGAAGTGTATGGTTAAGATATTCCTTTTGTGTCTCACTGATTGTACCGTATTGTGAATGAGAGAGGTCACCAAGCAATATAGGTGAAATGTTAAACCATCTAGCAATTTCCTGTAGGTTATACATACGGGTATCAATCAATGCAGCATCTTTAGCATTAGTAGACAATTGAGTAAACTTCATATCAGCTGGAAGTATGATAGTTGAAGTTCCGTGTTGTGATCTTGCTTCATCCCATGCTTTCCTTATTTCTTGTACTTGCTTTTTGTTTGTTGGAACAGCTGGATTAGTACTATTTGGTGTAAGTATACCATGTACTGAACCACCTGACTTCATGTATTCGGATGTTGCATATTCGGTATTTTCAGCTATATCAATTGTCTTTCTTGCGTACCAGGGAATACCATAGCCAACTAAACCATCGGTTGAATGCATCTTGAAATGGATCATATCATCCATTGTTATATATCGACTTGATATGTTGCTACACAAATAATAAAGCTTGTTTTCTTCTGTATTCTTGAACATTGTAACTTCATTATATGGGACATATCTGAGAGTTATAGGTTTGCCAGTTTCTGGATTACGCATTATATATAAGAACCCATTACCATGAAGCAACACATCTCGTATTGAGTTCTTCATTGACATAAACTTATCAACAGTAGCGTAATCGAATAAGTGATAAAGATAATATGAATGGTCCAATTCATCTCCCATCTTACTTAAGAATTTCCATGGAAGTATAGCGCATGAATTGGATATGATATTAATGGCAGCAAACAATGGAGACAATGCATAGGCATCATATTGCTTATGACGCTTTATAGCATTAGACAATCCTGCACTATTATCATCTGTTTGCTGTGTATCTAGTGATCTTACTTCTGTTTTTTTGTTCTTAAAAAAACTAAACAATTTCATTGCAATGTAATATGTAGTAGTATTTATATTGATTTAAAATAGTTATTATTAAATAATAATAAACAAAATTCGATGAAAAGATTAAGATTTTATGCATTTTTTTCACATAAATGTTTAAATTCCAATTATTTATAATCATTTGTGTCTTATTTTGATGATTCTTTGATTTGTACTACCCCTAAATGGTGTATGTGCAACATCTCTTAGTTCTTCTTTGTATTCACCTTCAACTATAACATCACACATATCACATACTTGTTTTTCTAATGAGTTGGTTTCCAAACACTTATACTCATCACCACAATATAGCCAAATGTTCTTTGATGGGTAGTTTGTACGTAACCAGTTGATTATCTCCATTTCTGACCTAAGTGCATCATCATCTTGCCTTATAGGGTCACCACCAGAAAATGTCAATCCTTCAACGTAATCTCTGGATAGCCAGTTTGAAAGTTTGGTATATATTTCATCTTTATGGTCATTGAATATTGTACCTTGATTGTAGTCCCATGTCCAAGAATTATGGCAACCTTTGCAATGATGGTTGCATCCGGCTACCCATAATGTTATCCTTATACCATTACCATTATTTATGTCTGGGGCTGTAATATCTAAAATTCGTAACATTTTTTCTTATATTATATAAAATTGAAAAAGGATCTATACCTCACGATATAGATCCTTAAGGAAAATAACTATGAAAAATTGATCGATCTACCATATTTTTTATGGATAAGTTACGTATGACTTAGGAATTGAATTATGAAAAAAGTGATATTTTAATATAGTCATACACAATCAATTTTTCAAACTAATTGGTTATTTTATTGGTCATTCAATACAACAACTTCTGTATTTGTTGACAATCCATTAAGGTCCATCCATAGCTTCATTGCTTGTATGAAGCAAATGATAGGGTCAATCTTTGCATAAGGTGATGACTTAATTGGCTTACAGTTTTCATTCTCATCACGTTTGATAAGTACGTTGTTGAATGCCCATTTGATTATAGGGTTGTCATCTAATACGATTGTCTTACCTGATACAATACGTTGCTGGAATTCAGATGTTGGCTCTCCAAATGAACCAATTGATTGTGACACTGGCTTCATTGGTATGCCTTCTTTTGCACATTTGATACAAAGTTGTTTTGCATGCCATGGGTCATATGCCACTATACCAATGTTTATCTCTTTGTCTATGTCCATGATCTTCTTTACAACCCAGTCTATGTCTATACTATCTTCATCGATATATATCAGATGTCCTTGCTTTATCCAAGCTGCATAGATTTCTTTGTTTTGTGATTGTGTCAAGCCAGTCCTGCATATGAATGGCCATATCTTGAAATATAGCTTTCCACTACCATCATCTATAAGGCCACCTAAGCAACATAAGTCAGATCGTTCAGCTATATCAGCGCCTATGATAGCGTATGATGTCTCTTGGTCAAACTTTGTAACATCAACATGATGTGTTACAGCATTGATCTTTTCTGATGCTATCCATGTCTCAGATGACTGAACCCACATATTCAAGTTCTTTGTCTTGATTGATACTTCATTTGCTGGATTGTCGATAGCTGTCTTTATCTGTTTCCTTATGTACTCTAAGTCAACTGCACTACCTAATGATGGGATTGCTTTGATCCAGTTGGCTTCTTCTTTCCAGTCATCATCTTCGTCTAACTGGAATATTGCACTAAACCATGAGTCATCTTCTATGTTGCCTTCTAATATGTTCTTGTTCAGTTTCCAGAATGAGTAAAGTGGGTATTGTTCACCCACATGAAATCCGCATGTTGATATACCTATTGCTAATGGGTTCTTGAGTGATCCTTGTCCTGTCTTAAGAATGTTCCATATTTCAAAGTTCTTGTTCTCATGTATCTCATCTGATATGAAATAAGATGCTCTACCATCAAGACGAGATGTATCAGATGAAAGTACATTGATATTAGCTCCAGTCTTAGGTATACGTATAGACGAACGATATGTCTTGAATATCAAATGGTTTGGGTCTAATGAATCCGCCTGGTCTTTACAATGGTTGAATGCTAATTGTGCTTGCTTACCTGAGTTTGCAATATAGTCAACATTTGGAGCTGGTACATCATCAACTAAAGCAATACATAATGATATTGCTGCTGCTGTATATGACTTTCCTGTTTGTCTAGCCATCATCAAGAGGACATTATTGATAACACGTCTATCCGAGTTTACATAATACCATCCAAAGATATTAGCAATAATGAACTGTTGGAATGGTAACAATATGAAGTGTTGTCCAGCTAAAAGTCCTTTCTTGAACTTGATACGTTGGACAAACCTTATCATCTTGTCAACTAATTCGTATCTGAACTCTATGTCATCACGGTAATACCAAGAAATGAAACGTTCGCATGACAGTTTGATCAGATGTCCAGCTACTATATTACCATGCAATACATCATTAGCATATTTTATATATATTTTTTCAT